ACGGATGGGCACAATTTGGAATCTTTGTGCTGCAACGATTCCCAACTATTGCAACATCAGGACAGGTTGCAAATTTATACATTGAAGGTGTGGCAAATGAATATATTGAAATGCCTGATGATACGCTATGGAGTTGCTTTTGGAATGTAACGATTAAAGATGCAACAGGTGCAAGTGAAACTTCATTGCATCACTTTACACTTGAAAAGGTAGGTGGTGTTGCCATTGCCAGTGCAATAACTACACTAAGCACAATAGGTGCAGTCGGTGCAAACGTGTTCACATTTGGAATCGATACTGCAACCAACACCGATGAACATCGCATAAACGTCACATTCACAGGTGGCACTTATCCCGATGCGTTCTTCATCACTTCATCATTACAATACCAACAATCAAAAACAACATAAAATGGATTCAATCAAAAACTCAATGCGCTACATTCAGCTTGGCATCGCAACAAAGAAGGAACACAACTACTCACTTCGCAAGTGGCAGCGTGTTCTATGGTTTGTCACGCTGTATATATGGCGCAGCATCTTGTTTTTCGGACTTATTTATTTACTATCTAAACTTATTTACTAATGGCTGAACCTATTGTACGGACCTTTGAGATTGACACCACTAAAAGTGAGCAGAACCTACGAAGCTTAGGTACTGCTTTCGATAGTGCCGATAATGCTGGCAAATCGCTGAAGGCGCAGCTGCGTGAATTACAAGCGCAGTTGGCTAATACTGATCCACAGACGCAGAAATATCGTGAGCTTTCAAAGGCAGCTGGTGAGCTAAAGGATAAGATACAGGATGCAGCGCAAGCGGTAGGCACACAGGCAGGTGGAGCATTCGAAAAGGTTAGTGGTTCACTTGGTCTTGTTACATCGCGTATTGCATCGCTTGACTTCGAAGGTGCAGCTGAAGGTGCAAAGTTACTTGCGCAGAATATCACAGACATTAAGCCGGGTGATATTGCCAAAGGTATTCAAGGGATAGGTAGTGCATTCGCTTCTGTAGGTAAGGCATTATTGACTAACCCGATATTTTTAGTCGGTGCAGCCATTGCAGCTGCTATTGTTTACGCTGAAGAATTGCTTTCGCTTATTGACGGTGTTACAGATGCTGAACAAGAAGCGTTAAATGTTCAAAAGGAACGTGCAGCTACAGCGAAAGAACAGTTTGATTTAATTGGTCAAACTGAAGAAAGTTTAAAGAGACAAGGTTTAAGTGAAAAACAAATAACTGAACTGAAGCTTCAGCAGTTAAACGCTGCAATACTGGAGCAGCAAGTTGTCGTTGAAACAAGCAAACAACAAGCTGCTTCACAGATAGCAGCGGCTGAAAGAAACGCAAAGTATCTTCAAACGTTCCTTGACTTTGTTACACTTCCACAGCGCAAAATTGCAGAATTCTTTGAAGGTTTCGTAAATGGTGCAATCGATGTGCTTAATAAGTTAGGTTTAGGCATTGAAAAAATAAGCATCACACCATTATTTGACCAAGTAAATAATTTTATTGTAAAGAAAATTTTTGATCCTGAAGAAGAAAGAAAGAATCAGGAAATAATTGTAAAGGATGCCGAAAAGACCTTGCTTCAATTAGTCAATCAGCGCGATGGTATTCTAAACGCACAGGATGCAAAAGAAAAGGCAGCGCGTGAAAAGGCAGCGGCAGATAAAAAAGCGGCAGCTGAAAAGGAAGCAGCAGATTTAAAAGCAGCAACCGATAAAGCTGCGGCAGATAGATTAAAGAATGAACAAGAAATAAGTGATTTACTCGACAAACTTTATCAAGAAAATGTAAAAGAATTTGAAGCGGCAGAAAAGGCGAAAATTGAAGCGGCAAAGCTTGCAGCTGAAGAACAGGAAAAATTACGCCAGCAGGAATTAGCCAATGCTATTGCGCTTAAAGAAGGCAAAATACAACTTGCTACAGATTCGCTAAGCATCATTTCAAATCTTGCGGCTGTATATGGCAAAGGTGATGAGAAACGTGCAAAGCGTGCTTTTCAAATACAGAAAGCTGTTAGCATTGCACAGGCAACGATAGAAACATATAAGGGTGCGACGGCTGCATTCACTCAAACGCAATTAAACCCTATTTCGATTTTATTTCCTGCTGCACCTTATATTGCTGCAGGTGCTGCTGTTGCTGCTGGTATTGCTAATGTGGCAAGTATTAAAGCACAACAGTTTCAAGGTGGTGGTAGTAGTTCACCAAGTGAACCAAGTGCACCTTCACTTGGTGGTGGTGGTGGTGGTGATACAGGAACACAACCTGCACAATTCAACCCACTTGCTGCGCAGTTTGTAACAAATAGACCTGACCAATACACACCACGTGCATATGTGTTGGCAGGTGATGTAGCAAGCCAACAAGAAATTCGCGAGAACGTAGAAGACCTTTCACGTATAGGATAAACTAAATTAAATTTGCAAAATGGATAAGAGAAAAATCGTTAAGTGTGTAATCGACGAAGAAGGTCGTTTGGGAATAACCGCAATGGGGCTTGTTGATAGTCCAGCTATCGAAGAAAATTGGATAGCATTGAGCAAGATGCAGCTTGCCAAAGTAGATGATGAACGTAGGATGCTATATGGTCCTGCATTGATACCGGATAAGCAGATACTTCGCTATGACGAAAAGGGTGAGCCGTACTATGTGTACTTTGAAAAGGCAACAGTGAGCGCAATAGCGCATCAGTTCTTCAAAAAGAATCTGCAACACACTACCAATCTGCAGCACGAAATACCAGTTACGGGTGTGACAGTGGTAGAATCATGGATAAAAGAAGGTAAGCAAGATAAGAGCATTCAACTTGGATTGCCTGAATTGCCTGATGGCACATGGTTCATCGGAACAAAGGTAGATGAAGACCACGTTTGGAATGATGTTAAGGAAGGGAAAGTTCGTGGCTACAGCATCGAAGGTTTCTTTAACGAAGTCGGTGTTGCCATGAGTGGTGTAAAGAACTACGAAGCCGAATTAGTTCTTGAGTTAGAAAATATCATTAGCGGTTTGGTGAAGTAAAATTTTGTTTATCTTCGCCATGTTATCGTGATAAAATTGGTTTTAGGTTTTAACTAAAAAGAAAGGGGCAAACGAGCCCCTTCTTTTTTACAATCTAAACTAATCTACTACAGCATACATGTGCGGCTGTATTCTGCCATTGACATCTTCGACGCTTTGGCATTTCTAACCACAGCTTTGTATTGCTTATCGGTTAATCTCACTGAAATCTTTTTCGTAAACGTTTCTGCTGGCTTTTTCATAATAGGTGTATTTATTTATACGGCTAATGTAAGAAGGATTTGGCATGTAACAAAATCACGTTTTTGCTACTATACCCAAATATAAATCGATGTCAAACATAAAAGAACAAATCAAATCCGTATTCTCTAAGTACGGCATTGATCCTTCAAGCGTTGGTATCAAGTTCGAAGAAGAAGCTGCTGCAACGGAATTAAAGTTTGCTGTAGAAGGTACTTTGAATGATGGTACAAAAATCTATTCTACCGCTGATGAGTGGGTAGTAGGTGTGGATATCTACACACAGGATGCTGAAGGAAACCCAGTGCCGGTTCCTGCAGGCGAATACATCCTTGAAGACGGTGTGACCAAAGTAGTCGTAGGCGAAGATGGTCTTGTTGCCGAAATCGAACGCGAAGAACAATCAACTGAAATGAGCAGCGAAGACCTTGTTGCTGTTATCGGTTCATTGTCGGAGCGCATTGCTGCACTTGAAACTGAAAAGACTGAACTCAGCGCAGCCGTTGAATCTGCAAAGAATGAAGTTGAAACAGTTAAAGCTGAACTTGCTTCGGTTAAGAAAGCTCCTGCTGTTCCTTCAGTTAAATCACAAGAGTTTAAGAAAAACGCTGCGCCTGTTGTTGCATCGAATGGTAATTCATTCAGCGACTTCATGGAAAGCATTCGTTCTAAAAAGTAAATTAATTCACCTCATAAATTTTAATTAGAAATGCCAACAACAACTTCACTCACCACCACCTATGCAGGTGAATTAGCTGGTGAAATCGTAGCAAAAGCTTTGTTGTCTAACGTATCTGCACAGTACGTTACAATGAAGCCAAACGTACCTTACAAATCAGTAGTACGTAAAATTGATGATACCGTATCATTTGCGGCAGGAACATGTGATTTCACTCCAACTGGAACAATCACTTTGACCGAGCGCATTTTGACTTTGGAAGAATTCCAAGTACAGCGTCAAATCTGTAAGAAGGATTTCTTCATTGACTGGACTACTGCTGATGTAATGTCAGGACGTGTAAACACACAAATCCAAGATGCAATCATTGGCCGTTTGGTTGGTGGTATTGCTGCTGCTAACGAAACTATCATGTGGTCAGGTGTAAACGCTACAGCTGGTCAGTACGATGGATTCGAGACTTTGATCAAGGCAGGTGGTTCAGGTGCTGTATCTGCTGGTTCAGGCGCATTGAGCGACACTAACATCATTGCTACTATTTGGGATGTAATCAATACCGCAAATTCTGCTGTTAAAGGTGCTGCTGAGAAGCCAGCTTTGTACATGGGTCAAGCTGCTTGGGAAGCTTACATGCAAGCACAAATCGCTGCAGGTAACGGTTGGTATTTGACAGGTGGTCCTGAAGTAAGCAAGCGTTTCGTAGGAATGTACGAAATCTACGTTTGTCCAGGTATGACTGCTAACAATATCATCTTTGCTCAACCAAGCAACTTGATGTTGGGTACATGGCAGGAAAACCAAATGAACGAAGTGTTCATTTTGGATATGCAAAACTTGGATGGTTCACAGAACGTTCGTTACGGCGCACGTTTCTACCTCGGTGCACAGATTGCAGTTGGTGAGGACATCACCTACTGGGGTGCATAATCAATAAATTCATAAAGGGGGTGTAACAGCCCCCTTTTAACCAACTAAAAAAAATAATAATATGGCTTGTGAATTAACAACCGGCTTTACACTTGGATGCCTTGAAGGTATCGGTGGTGTTAAAGAAGTATTGATAGCGAACTATGAAGATTTCGAAACAGGAATCACTTACGGTGGTACTAATGGCGAAGTAGACGGATTGCCGACTGCAACTATCTATCGTTACGTTCCTTTCCGTAACTCAGGTTCATACGTAGAAACGGTGCAAAAGAATTTGGAAACAGGTACTCTGTTTTTCTCACAGGAAGTTGGATGGACTTTCGGTAAGTTGAACCAAGATATGCGCAATGAATTTTTGAATGTTGCTAAGGCTAAAATGATTGTGTTCGTTCGCACGAATGACGATCAAATTTTGCTTGTTGGTGCAGGTGAAGGTTCACAGCTCACAGCTGGTACTGTTCAATCAGGTGCGCAAAAGGCAGATTTAATGGGATATCAGGTTACTACAGTTGCAGAAGAACTTGCACCTGCTGTACACCTTGAGCCATTTACAACAGTTCCTTTCGATAACTTTGCTGGAATTACTGTAAGCCCTGCTTACTAAGAATTTGTTTTCCGTTCTGTGTGTCTTGTTGTATTGAAGAAAAGGGCAGGTTATCTTTGACTTGCCCTTTTTAATTAAAGAAGCTAATGATATATCTAAACACAAATACAGCCAACCAGCAAGTGTACCTATCACTTGACGAAGCGCGACAGTATTACAGCACAGCATTCACGCACTATCTTATCATTCTCACACACGAAGAAAACAGCACTACCGGAAGTGACCTTGCACAGGTTGCTACGATTGTTAATGAAACGGTGCGTGTTACACAGCTGACAATTACCACAGTTGGTTTAACTTTGGCAGGTAGATACCGATACGAAGTGTACGGACAAAACTCCGCAGTTAATACCAATCCTACCAATGCCGCAGTTGTTGGCATTGTTGAGCGTGGATATGCTGTTTTAAATGACAATACAAGTTGGTTTGATGTGCCAATCAATACCATTCCAAACGATATAATCTATGAACCATAACGAATCAAATATAGTTTCGCTTAAGCTTAGTGAATATGTAGCTAAGAGTGATGCAGAAAAAGTGGACCGCAAAGGGTGGGTGAATTACGGAGATCAAAACGATTTTCCGCAGTATCTGCGTGACCTATCGCACGAATCACCAGTGCATGGTTCACTCGTTGTGGCTATTGGTGACATGATTGCAGGCAAGGGCATTCAGTCGGAGCAATACCAAGCTGAATTAGATGCGCTGCACATCGATACTTTGACTTATGCGGCTGCGCATGATTTAAAGTTATTTGGTGGTTTCTTCATCGAAGTAATTTGGAGCAATGACCGCACTGTCATATCAAAGCTAAATGCTATACCATTCGAAGAATGCCGTATTGCTATCAGTCAGGAAGACGAAAGCGAGATAGGTATTTTCCACAGCTACGATTGGTCAAACATTCGCAAAAAGAAAAACACTCCTGAATTCATTCCAAAATATAACTACCTAACACGCGAACAAGAACCACGTCAAATCTATTGGTGCTTTACGTACACAGGTAGCGATTCATATCCACGCCCTGACTATTGGAGTGCGATTAACTACATCGAATTAGATAAGCAGATTTCAATCTTCCATATCAACCAAATCTCAAACGGTCTTTTCCCTTCGACTATCATCAACTTCTACAATGGACAGGCAACACCTGAACAAAAGCAGCAAATGATGTTGGATTGGGAAAATAAAATGAGTGGTGCGCGTAACGCTGGCAAGGTGGTTATGTTCTTCAACGAGCGTGATCAACCTAAGACCGAAATCACTCCATTCCCTGTAAACGATGCAGATAAGCAATATCAGTTAATGAATGATACTGCGACGCAAAAGATTATCACAGCGCATCGTGTCACTACACCACTTCTTTTTGGTATTCGCGAGAACACAGGATTCGGTAGCAACAAAGATGAAATGGCTATCGGTTTGGAGATATTCAACAAACAGGTGGTAGAACCATATCAGGCGAAAATTAATAAGAGCATCGAAGAATTGTTGGGCAATCAGCTTCCGGGTGTAACTTTTGAGATTGTTCCTAATACACCTTTGGTTATTGAACAGGTACAAACAGCAAAAGCTACTGAAACAGTAGTCGAAGCTGCTTCTACATCATTAAATACTGACCAAATCACTTCGATAGTTCAAACCGTTCTTTCTGCTGCGTTGCCTCACTTAGTGGGTGAAAAAAAAAAAGTAGATGCTGCTGAAGAAAGCTACCAGCCAACTGATGAAATGGCTGCTGAAGCTGAACTTGGTTTAAAGTGGCGAGAAGAATATGGTCGCGGTGGAACTGAAGTAGGTGTGGCGCGTGCGCGTGACATTAGCAATAAACGCAATCTTTCATTTGATACTGTCAAAAGAATGTATAGCTATTTTTCAAGGCACGAAGTAGATAAGCAGGCGAGCGGATGGAATCAAGGCGAAGAAGGATTTCCCACAGCAGGTCGCATAGCGTGGCAGCTTTGGGGCGGTGATGCTGGTCAAGGTTGGGCATCACGAATTGTTGAACGTGTAAACAAAGAAGAACTGCAGGATATACATGTAGCTGAAGCGTTAATCGAATTAGGCGAAGATGCTACAAGCGACATGATTCTAATTGATGCCTATAACGCAGATGATGAAATTGAACACGCATTCGCAGTGCGCACAGGTGCGGCAAGACCAGCGGCAAAGAGTGAGCAAGATGCCATTATCGATGGCAAATACTTTATTACTCGTTACGTTTACGCAGGTGACTTTAGGCATGATAATATGCGCCCATTCTGCCGCAAGATGGTGGAAGCAGGCAAGCTTTACCGCAAAGAAGATATAGTGGCAATGGAGAATGTTGCAGTTAATCCCGGATGGGGACCAAATGGTATTGATACCTACGATATTTGGTTCTATAAAGGCGGTGGTAACTGCAAGCATTTTTGGGAGAAGCGCGTATATGTAGATGCAAGCGGTGCGAAGATTAATCCTAATGACCCTGACGCAACACGTATAGCCGTAAGCATGGCTGAGCGCATGGGGTATAAGGTTCGTAATGATAGCCGTGTAGCAAAATTGCCTATTGACCAAGATAACAATGGCTTCCTATCAACCAATCCTATATACGGAGATAAATAAACAAAACTATGGCTGAAGTATTACTAATATCCGAAAACTACGTGAAGAAGTACACTACCATTAACGGCAGTGTTGATCCAAACCTTCTATACCCATCAATTTATTTGGCGCAAGACAAATGGCTACTTCCCTTTTTGGGAACTGACTTGCTGAATAAGATAAAAAATGATGTGGCAAACAATACGATTGCAGGAAACTACCAAACACTCTTAGAAGATTACATTCAAAAGATGCTGTTGTGGTGGGTGATGGTGGATATTACACCTAACCTTTGTTATCGCATGGACAATGGCACGCTGGTTCAACGTCAAAGCGAAGACACTGTACCTGTTTCGGATTTGGTCATGAAGGATATGATTGACCGGGCAAGACAAAATGCGGAACACTACACCACTTTGTTAGTCGATTACTTGTGTGCGAATAGCAGTTTGTTCCCTGAATACAGCACAGCCACATGGCCTGACCGTTCACCGCGAACAGACGTGACCAATACGCTCAATTATCAGTTTTCATCGGGCAACACATCGACCAGCTTTCGCCCTACCTATTCACGCAATATCATTAACCGCATACCATGAGTGAAAAGAAGACACTGAAACAAGATTACACTGAACGTTTGCGCAAGTATGAGCGTGAGCTGTCACTTAAACTACGAAGCAATGGCAACAAAGAAGCAGACAAAACCAAAAAGTGAACAGTCAAGTATTACTTACAAGTTCATTCGATATAACCTTCAGCTGTTTGATGGCTTGTGGTCGATACCGATTGCGTTTGCCGTGTTCTTGATTGCAGGTGCATTGAGCAGTGAATACTTTGGTGATGCGCTTATATCTACCGAATACGTGCAATACATCGTACTGGCTTCACTGATCATGGTGTTTGCTAACTTCATTACGTTTTTGGGAATTCGTTTCAATTTTAGGGCATTACAACGCGAAGTATATAGCAAAGAAATTAAGTATGAACTAAACACCTATCTTACCACATGGCAAAAGGTTGTCTTATACCTGCTCTTATATGCGTTCTACTTTGCTGCATTCCTGTTTATACTACGCATGCTGATGACGGCTACTGCGTAAGGACTACGGCTGCATCATTCGTTGGTGTAAAAGAGCGTGGCGGTAACAATAAAGGTTTCAACGATGCCGCGTTGCAGGTATTGATGAAGCAGGAAGGATGGTTGCCCGGTTACGCATGGTGCAGTTTCTTTGTCATGGCTATGCTTAACGAGTGCGGCATATTGAACACCATCACAGGTTGGTCACCTACTGCATACAACAAGCGCGATGTGATATTTACGGATGGAAAGTTTGTGCAAACATTCAACGACCGCGATGTACTTGTTATGACTTTGAGTTATCCAAGCTTCCGCAAACAACGATACAAAGGCATTGGTCATACTGGCATCGTGGACCGCGTAGGCAAGTATTCGGTGCGGACCATTGAAGGTAATACCAATGATCAAGGCATGCGTGATTCACGTTCACGCGATGGAGTGTATTACAAGATTCGACCATTAACCAAAAACTTACACATAACGCGATGGGGAAAATGACAAAGCTCTTAATCGGATTGGGTGTTGTGATTGTCACGCTGGTTGTAGTATTTAGCGTGCGTTCATGCAATAAGCCCGTAACAAATCCAGCTATAAAAAGGTTACAAGACATCAATGATTCGCTCTACCAAATCATTGAAACTAATAACGCTAAAACGGATAGTCTATTCTTAAAAATTGATTCACTACAGGTCGAACAAGATACCATTATCACAAAGCAACAAATCACTAATGAAATCTACCGAAATGAAACCTATAACATTCTCTCTGCTTCTGCTACTGATAACGATGTCAAGTTCCGCTCAACCCTCAAAAAGTCCGACTCACTTCTCAAAGCAGGGTTTTACACCCGAACTTACAACCTACGACAGGCAGCTTTTCAATCTCAACTTCAATAGCATGTTGTATTGGTATGATACTGCAATGCAGATTGATTCGCTGTATCAAATGGAACGGTTGAAGGTTACCTATTACGCGAAGATAACAGGCATTCAGGCAGCGAGTTATGAAACATTAGCGGAGATATATAAGAATAAGCAGAGCATTGAAAAGGCGATTGCGGCTGAAAAGGATAATGAAATAGGCGAATTAAAAAAGAAGAACAGACGGTTAATAATTACTAACACAGCACTCACACTGGGTATCACAGGACTGGCTTTTTCTACTATATATTTTGCAATCCTATGAACA